GTTCTTTCGTGATCCCGACGCTCGCAAACGCCTTGGCGACGATGTCGCCGAGGCCGTCAGGATGCTGAGACATCGACTTTCCATCCATTGTCGGCCTCCACTCGTACGGTCCCGCCGCCACCGAGCACTTCCTCACCAGCGCGTGGGACCGAGAGAGAAACTCCGAAGGTAGCGCTCAGTGGCAACTCCGACTCCGAGCTCGCGGTGACTGTCCATCCGGCTCCACCTAGGTTTTCTGACGAGCTTGCGTTGAGCGGCGGTTTCGGTGGCGCCTTGGCGAAAAACTGCGCAGTCCAAGGGTTCCAGGTACTAGGCGATACCTGACGCCACTTTCCGTTGTGGCCGACGTAAAACATCGGCCCCTGCCAATAGCAATTTTCGGGGCCGAAGCAATAGCGCTGGTAGAATACGACTACCTCGTCTTCGTTCGGGCCGCCGATCGCTGTATCTATTTCTTCGGGTGTCAAGGTTTGGTCTTCCCAGTAGACGGTGCGGCAAGATGGCGGAAGCGATCGATACGAAGTTTGCTGCTCATTGCCTTCGTCGTCCATGACGATCGCGTACCATTCGGTCGCTTCGTACTGGAGTGTCGCCGAGAAGCTCCTCACGGTGCCGTAGATTCTGCCATTCAGTTGAAGCCGAAGGTTTCCAGGCGTTACCGTCTTCAGCGACTCATATACGCAGCATGACCGACCCGCCTCGATGTGAAACGGGCAGTCATGCCCGTAGAATGTTTCTGACCCCGAGTAATAAACAGAGTATGTGTATCGCGATTTCGGCCACGTTCCTGTTGAGGCAAGCTCACCCGCATCCAGTGAAACGGGCGCCTGTGTAGCCCCGTTCGGGCCGGATGCCGACGAATACCCCTCAAGGAGTCTCTCCTGGCCGCCGGCGTTTCCAGACCATAGGCTCTGCGAAGACTGTTCGCCTTCGATCGACGACGACCCGATGAACGGCCCCGGCGTCGGAAAAACGCGGACCTGAGGGGCGAGTATATACGTCAAGAAGCTAGCGTCTTTCGGCAGATCAATCGTTAACCCGGTCAGCTCATTGCTACCAATAATTAGCGACGAGTGTTTCTGCGGCACCTCCGGCGCGGCGCAAAATTGCCCCACGAACCCATTGCTCGGAAACTCCTTTGGCTGGCTTTGGTGGAACGTGTACGGCAGCCCAAAGTAACTGTGCGGAACATTCGTCGGCGCGCTCAAGCTTGGCGGCAGGCATGGCACATAAGGCACATGGTCGGCCGTGCTGAACTCCCCGATGCCCGCGTTGACGCAGACGTCCGTGCCGGCAGTAATTGTCGCCGCGTCTTTGTCACAAGACTGCTCAACTTCAATGATGTCAGTCAGGCTCGGCACACGCCCTAGAAAAGCGCCACTGAGGCCGGTGTTGATGACCTCGCGGCCGACGCTTGGGTCTTGCGCGATGCACCACATATACCTCGAGGCCAGGACGCAGTCCTCAAAGCCGGAGCCGACTTTTGCTTTCAGGTTGGCGCTTGGCTTGAACTCAAGCAGCCATCGCGAGTTCCACGCCTGTGGCCCGGCAGGAACCCCCAGCGCGTAGATTCCTGGGTAGACGGGGCTTCTCTCAAGCGTCAAGTCGCCTGTGGGTATCGTGGCAGCAGTGCCGTCCTGAAGCGTCCCGGTGATTGTTATCATCTGAACGATGTCGCTGGCCGTCGCAGGCTTCTGCTCCGACCCGGCTCCGCCCCCGGTCGTCTCCGTGAACACCGGCTTGTCGAACTCGATCGTGAAGTGCGTTGCCGGGCCAGGCTGGATGGGATTGCGCTCCAACAAGGAGTAGTTTTTGTTGTCTTCATAACCGGGGAACTTGATCCTCGCCCGCGCGCCGTACTTGTTGCCGGACGGGACTTGGTGGACCGTGTATTGCGCGACCGGGACGTCCGTGGCAAGGTTTCGGGCGCGATCTCGCGGCGTCGGGCCGCTGTATGCCGCTGTGTAATCGCCCGGTGCGGTTCTCAGTGGTTCCGTGATAAAGCCAATCGGCTGATTCCCGATGCCATCCTTGAAGACCGGCTCGTCGCATGAGAGGTTTATCTTGATTGCGCCGGTCGGCACGCCGAGGTACGCGCTGCCAACCCACCATCCATGAACACCCGTCGGGTCGCCCGCGAAGTAGTCATCCACCTGCTGCGTGACGATGCGCGGCGGCGTCTTGTCGATGGCGAAACTCAGAAACCCTTGGATGGCCCCGAACTGCGCGCCGAACTCAATGAGGTACGACCCCTCCTCGCTGGTGTGCTCTGCAAACGGGCCGAACCAGTCGGGGTCTTTTGACGTCATCGGCGACGTCGGAGCCCTTGATACGCTCGCAACCAGCTCGCCGTCCCGGTAGATTTTCGCCAGATACGGGTACGTCCCGGTCAGACCTTGCAGCGGCACGTTGTGATACCGGAAGTTGACCCATATCGGGTCGCCCCAAGTCATCCCTGGGTGCGACGGTACGCCTGTAAATTGGCTCGAGGTGTCGCCTACGTTTGACGGCACCGTGGAGATCGCGGTCACGGCCATCGTTCTGCTGCCCGTTTCGTTGTCAACCTCGACAGTGGTTGAAAGCGTTTGAAATGGCATCTCAAGTCTTGGCGCAGGCGGCAAGATGAGCCGGCGCTGCCCATTCAGCGTCAGCAAGTGCTTCGCCAAGACGCGAACCTGTCCAGTCTGCCCTGGGTTTACGATCGCTATGGCTGCTTGATGGAATAAATTTGTCACCCAGATGCCGGGGTGGTAAACCTCCGCCTGGTTGCTGCTCCAGACTTTTGGCTCAATGAGATAGCCAGCGACCGCCGCGTCATCGAAAAGCCCAGCCGTCAACGACTGGGCCGATACGCTGCCAGCGCTGTTGACCTCGGACCAGCCAGGCCACGGAAGCCACGGCTGATCCTTGGTTTCAAAAAGATTCTGTGCAACCTGCCACGCCGGAAACAACGTGCCGGACATTGCGATAAACGTGGCGTTGAGGTCGAGCGTCAGCGAGCCGCCGGAGGCAACGGTCGGGCGAGTGGTCGGCGCCAGCCAATTCCCAGAAGTGTCAAGAATGACTGGGTGCGGCTTTCTGTAGCGATCTGAGAAAACATTTGGAGCGATTGGCACCCACTCTGGGACTACTCCGGCGCTCCATGCTGCGGCTGGGTTGCTAACCGCGCGGTTGTCAATAAAAATCCCGCCGCGCCAGCACGCGCACTTGCAGTCGTTGTAGTCTTGCAGGAACACTTCTCAGCACTCCGCAGCGATGAGAAACCACTGGCCGCCAGGCGTCTCGCGCACGACGGCGCATGTGGCGCCTGGGGGATTGCCGGCGTAGACGGTCTTGAACGGGTTTTCGACTTCAAGCAACTGGTCTGCCGTTGTGGCGCCCCCCGCCCATGCTGAGATGGCGGCGTCCTTGGTGAGTATTTTCCGCGAGTCGCCCTTGTGCCACGTTCCGGTGAACGCACAGATGCGGAAGACCGGCTGACGCTCAGTCTCCACCAGAATCCTGTGGCCGCCCCTCGCCTTCCCGACAATGCACCAAGTCATCGTGGGCGTGGGGCCGTATCTGTCCGGCTGCGTGATGGTCGCCGTCGCGCCTATGGTCGTCACGCCGACAGAGGTCATCATGGCCGTGTTGACATACTTGGGCCATATGTCATCGCAGACGTTTATCGCAACTGCCGTCTTCGCGACTGCTGAGTTCTGCACCGACATAGTCACAAGTGACACGTTCGTGCCTGAGACGCTCGTGGCGCCGGTGGCGACAGCATACATCGTCACCGTTACGGCACTACCTCGCTGCCAATACACGGTTCTCGGATAGGCCGCGAGGACCGCGGGCTTTTCGCCTGCCGGCGGCCCGCCCCCGCCCGGCCGCGTCTCGACGCGGGTGATGTTCGTCGGCGGGATCATCCCGTCCACCTTGGCGATGGTGGACTTGATCTTGTCCTTGAGGTTTTCGCCTACGAGAAATCCGCGAGCCATAACTACAGCCCCAGTCGCAGTTGCAGGATGCCGGTCAGGTTCACCGCCCGCTGCACGCCGCCGCGCCACAGGATCGGGCGGGTGTCTTCGTCGATCTTCCGAGGCGTGCCGTCCTCATTGAGAGCGACCGGCAGGCCGGACTCACGCTGCATCGCCCCGCCTTCGTCATACTCGGGGGTCATTATCATCGCCCGCACCTTCTGGTTCGTCTGAATGCCTGTCGGCAACGCAAGCGGCGTGACGATCTTCATCGACTCGTGCTTGAGCGGTTGGGCGAACGGGTCGCGGGTCTGATCGACGAGATTCGGCGTGTACGACTTCACGTTCCAGCCGGTCAGCGGCACGACGACGTCCCAGCCGCAGTTGCCTTCGCCGTCCACGAAGTTGGCGCGGTACGCGAACTCGTAGGTGTTCATAAAACCGCGGTAGATCGTCGTGCCGAAAGACTCAACGTGCGGCGAAGCCTCGACGCCACGGAACATGACCGTAAAACGCTCATAGGTGGCGTAGGGGCCAAGGGACATCTCGGTGTCGTTGATGCAGCCGCAATACTGCGCGAACGCCGTGCCGGGGTTCACGCTAAACTGCGTCACGCGGATGGTGGTGATCGGCTCGAGTTTCGTGAGGCCGTCGATCAAGTCGCCGGCTGAGTTGTAGATGGGCGACCAGGTATTGCCGGGACGACGAACCCACGAGTACGCCGGCATCTCGTAGAGCGAGGTGCTCGTCGAGAAATTGGCCGGACGAACGTCGGGAGTGTATGTGCCTGGGTCTTGGCTCTCGCCGCCAGAGGCGCCAGGCAGCGCCTTGTACGTCGCCGTGATGAGCCGGACGAGTCGGCTGTCTCCGTCAGCCCTGACGTCGATGGAGACGCAGGGGATCGGGTTGTCGGCCCCAGGCAGCACATCGCCAATCTGGACGCCGATGACGTCGTTGAGATAGTAAGACTCCCCTGGGTGGGAAAGGATGACCTTCCACGTTCGCGTGGCTGTATCCGACAGGGTGCCGCCCTCGGCCGACCGGCTGAAGGACTTGCCCTGCATCAACTCGGAAACCATTTTTGGCATTAGTTCACGACTCCACCGAGGCCATCTGCAACCTTCTTGATCCCATCGTTTATTTGCTTGAGCTGATCTGTCTGCTTCACCATCTCGGCGAAGTTGATGTTCTTGTTCGGATCATCGCCTCTCAAGAGCCGGTTGAGTTCTTGGGCGCCTTGGGCCGTCGAGACGTCCGTGGCGGCCAGCGCCGCGCGAGATGGGATGCGGGCGTTCATTCGCTCTTGCTCGAAGCCGATCAGCATGGGGGCGGCTTGCTCGATGAGGTTTCGCTGGCCTTGCTCCAGAAGCTGCCCGGCGTTCGCCCTATCCGCTTTTGCGGCCTCGCCGAGAGCCCGCAGGTCTTGCTCTAGTTGACTCGCAAACTGCTCCATCGCAGGGCGCGCAACCTCGAATCCCTTGGCAATGAGGTCGCCCTGACGATTCAGGTCGCCGACGAACCGATTGATCGCATCGGCACTTTGCTGTACCTGACGCTGGCGGTTTCGGTTGGCGTCTGGGCCAGCGCCGACTTCCTGGAATCCTCGACGGACGTCGCCCTCCACCTGCTGCCGTCGTCTCGCGACCTCTGCGGCGCCGGACTCCGCGGCCCGCAACTGGGCCTGCAAGCCGCGGTCGTTCGGATTTCGAGACACTTCCGCCCGCAAGTCCTCAACCCGTGACCTCGCCTGCTCATCGGCCCGCTTCGCAGATGCCTCTGCGTTTCTGAGTGCGTCGGCGAAGTCACCGAGTCTCGCCGCAGCCTCGATCGCGGGGCGGGCGAGAGCCTCGATGTCGGAGATTGCCCGGCGGGTGCCAGCGGGAGACAGGTTTTCGGCGGTGACGCGCCCAGGCAGGTCGCCAAGCTGACGGCCAGCCCGGTCAAGCGTGTCTTGCTGCTGCACGCGGCGGTCGCCGAACGCCGACGCCAGTCGTTCCTGCGCCCGCTGGATCGAGTCTTGCAGCGGGCCAGAGAACTGGAAGGCCGTCGAAATCGCCTCGTCATTGATGCGCTGCAACGCCAGCGTGAATTCCGCGAGCTGCTCCGCGGCGGTGTTTATCTGGGCGTCGAAACGCGCGAGCCGTGGATCGCCCTCGCCAAAGTTCCTGGCAACCCGTGCGCGGTCGGCTTGCAGCGAGTTGAGTCGCTCCTGGAAGAAGCCGCGGCGTTCCTCGAGGCCGGCGCGGTTCTGCCCAAGCCTGCCAGCCGCCGCCCTTTCGACCCGCCCGAAGACGTCGTCTTCGCGAGCACGAAGGCGATCGGCGCGACGCTGTACGGCGGCTCGCTCTTGGCCCAGCGGCAGTTCCGCGGCTTGGGCTTCCAACTGCTGACGCCTGCCACGATTCGCCGCCACGGCTGGGATGATGCCAGCAACCTGCTCGCGGCGCCGGTCGGCCTGCTGTTGACGCACATCGCGGTCGCGGTTCTGGCGTTCCTCAAATCTGGCGTTTTGCGGCGTGAGCGTGGCCTGCTTGATGTCACGGCCAAGATCGCGATAGGCGTCGGCAAGCGCCTCCACGAGGTTTTTCTGCTTGTCGAGCGTCGAATTCAGTGCTTCGGCCTGGGCCTTCAGGGCTTCTTGCCTCTTCTTGGCGTCATCAAGGCCGAAGGCATATTTGGCGATTGCGACGGCGACCTGGCCGCCGATGACCGCCCCAAGGCCAATGAACAGCCCGGTCGTGCCGCCGAGAATGAAGGCGAGCTGCGTGATGTTGTTGCTGACGGCCCGCAGTTTGAACTCTAGGCCGCCTGTGGACGAGAAGAAGTCGTCAACGGCGAAGGCCGCCTGGTTGAGCGCCAGCGAGAACCTGTCCACGCCGCCTCTGGCGACGTCTCCCGCCCTCTGGATTTGCCGGAATGCGTTGCCGACAGAAATGCGTCCGGTGGCGGCGGCGGCTTCTGCGGCAGCCCTCTGGAGCCTCTCCAATTCTCTGCGAACCGTCGGCAGGCCCGTCGTCCCGGTGCTGATCGCCTCTTGCAGCCGCGCCCGGTATGCCTCGTAAGCGCGGGCCGCCGGGCCGCCGGCAACGGCGCCGACCTGAATCAAGACCCGCTGCAACCCTTGCAGTTCGCCGACTGACTGACGGACGTTCGCGTCATTGATGAAGTCGCCGAAGCTCTGTACCTGGGCCGCCTGCGTGGTTCGGCGCACGGCTGCCGTCAGCGTGTCCATGTTTCGGGCGGCGTTCTCGATCTCCTCCGCGGTCGCCCGTGGCCCTAGGGCGGCGAGGCGGATGAATTCCTGCTCGGCGGCTTGGATCGCGGGGATGAAGTGGGACCGAACTGCCGCCGGCATGGCGTCGAGTTGGCTCTTGGCCGACACGATGCCGGAGCGGAATTGGTCGAGTTGCCTAGTGGCTGCGTCTAGCGGGGAGCCGAGCGAGTCGGCCGCCTGCGAGGCGAGCCTCCTGCTGAAGTAGTCTGCCGGCAGTTGCGTGGCCCGCTGCGAGGTCGCCCCGACATTAGCGGCGATCTCTCGCTCTCGGTTGACGCTTGCTTCGGCATCACGAAGGGCTGCGATGTCTCGAATGCGGTCACGGATCGACCGGCCGGTGGCATCGACGTTAGTTGCAGCACCTTGGCTCGACAGCAGCGCCGATTCGCTTTGGTTGATTTGAAGAAAGCGACTGGCCGCAGCGGCGCGCCTCTGTGCATCAGCGACACGCTCAGCCTCGGCATCGGCCGCCCGCCTGGACAGCGCAATCTCTCGCTCCAGCTCGTCGTTGACGCTTCGGAGCGCGGCCACCTGGCGGTTGTAAGCCGTCTCTGCCGCCGAGGCGTCACCGCTGCGGGTGAGGCGAATCTGCTCGAGCGTTGAAAGTAGCCTCTGGGCCTCTTCCGCGGCCTGCCGCTGGCGGCCTGCGATCTGCGAGACTGCCTCCGAGGACACGCCAGACGAACCCAACGCCTGCTGCTGGAGTTGCGATGCGCGGGCCGTCTGCTCGACGAAACCCCGCTGCTGGAACCGGAGTTCCTGCCCCGTCGCGATGCCGCCGACAGACTGGCTGGCTTCGCGGAGCCTTGAAACAGCCGCAGTCGTCGAATTCACGCGACGCTCAACAGCCGCAAAACTTGACTCGCTGACCGCAAGACCCCGCGTCAGCGCGGCGTTGAGAAGTTCCGCCTGCCGTTGGGCAGCGATAAGCGCTGGCTGAAACTCATTGCGAACCTCGTTCGACAGCGACTCGGTAGCCTTGGCGGCCGATTGCAGCGGCTTGTAGACCAGCTCCGCCGCAGAGGCGATTCGCCGCATCTGGTCGGCGGCTTCCCCGATGTTCTTGAACTGCGAGGCGTCGAAGCCCTTGAACGACAGTCGCAGCGAACTCGCCGCCTTGAGCGCCCGCTCGAGCTTCTGGGCCTCTGTATAGATGCCGCGGAGCGATGCGGTCGCATTCGACTGGGCGCGACTCAGCGACGACTGCATGGACGCTGCAAACGACCGCACCTCCTTCGCAGACGCATTCAGCTTGCTGTTGAAGTCACTGGTGTTCGCCGTGACCAGCGCCGAGATTTTGCCGAGATACGCTTTTGCCATCGGGTCATCCCTGACGCGGTTGGTTCAACTTCATCAACTCGTTGATAATCTGCGCCTGCGACTGCTCCTGCTTGACGGCCGTCGGAATGAAGACCGCCTCGTCAGGTATGTCGCCCTTCTTGTAGTTCCCGCTGGCCGCCATGATGATGCGGCAGATTCTCGCGGTCTGCGCCCAAGAGTCGGGGAGTGGATGCCTCTGGTCGTAGGCATACCACTCCGCGATCTCCTCCGAATCAACCTCCCGCAACAACCGCTTGACCGACATCCCCAGCGAAAGCGCCAACTTGAGGTAGAACTTCCGCTCGGGCCTGTCGGCTAGTCTTTTCCCAGCGCCTCCACGGCCTCGTTCGTGAAGGCGTTCACCTTCCAGGCCGCGTCGAAGACGCGATTGATGACGACGCTCGACTTCTTGCCGAGGTCGGCCGAATCCTCGTCCTTGAAAATCCGCTCGCCGGCCTCGTCGCACAGGGCGAGCAGGAGGAACCGGACGCGAAACGCCTTCATCTTCTGCTCGGCGTAGGACTCCTCGAAGGAGTCGCGGTCGGTGCCGCTGATCACCTTGATGTAGTAGGTGCCGCCCCACTCGGGGATTTCGACGGCCTCCACCTTGATGTCGTTCGCCGCCAGAATCCGCCTCCGAAGATCAGTCGCCATGCTAACTCCCTGAGTAATCCGTCATCGTGAACTTCATCGTCCCTCGAACCAATTCGCCAACCCTGGCTTCAACCTGCGCAGACTCCAAAACCACATTTCTCGAAACCGAAAGGAAGCTTGAATTGAATGTCAGAGGCCCAACCGTTCCGGTGTCCGGCGGCGGGGCGTCGGCCAAGAAATCCACGGAGATCGAGCCGGGCTTGAAGTCTCCCGTCGGCACCATGACGGCATGGCCGGCTGGTGTGTTCGCTGCCGTCATATCGACCAACTCCGGCGTACCGGCCTCGACGGAGATGCCCGTCACCTGGCCGGCGAACCCACTGAACGAGAAGGTCGCGTTGTAGGCAATGCCTGGCACGACTAGACCTGCACGCGGAACGACGCGGAACCCCGAACAAGCTCACCGACGCTGGCTGTGACCTGCGACGATATGCAGGTCGCGTTTCCTGAGAACGCGATTTTTCCGCCGACCGAAAGCGAGCCAGATGCGTTGACCAGCGGGATCGCTGACGCGGTGATGTATTCCACATCAACCGTCGGCAGCGAATCGACCGTCTTGTGCGTGTAGTAAACCTGCTCTGGATCGTCTGGCCCCAGCCCCATGTGGGCGCCGGAGACTCGGCCCCGCTCCTGGCCGTAATTGACCGTGACGCTGGTGACGGAATAGGAGCCACCACCAAACGAGAACGTCGTGCCTTGTGAGCTGACGCCAGCCATGTCGCCTTACGCGACGCGGAAGGTCGCGCTCCCGCTAATGAGGGCGCCCACCGAACCGCCGATCGAGGCTGACGCGAGCGTTGCGTTGCCGCTGAACGACATCGGGCCACTGATCGACAGGCTGCCGGACGTACCGGCCGCGAGCACGTTGGTCGAGATGTAATCGATGGTGACTTCCCGCTCGGTGGCGAAGCCGCCGACGAACTCGCGGCGACCGCCGGGGGCGATGCCGAGATGCGAGCCGTCAACGAGGTCTTGGGTGTCACTGACTTGAACGCTCGTGACCGTGAGGCTGGAGCCACCGAAGGTGAAGGTGAGTCCCTGTGCTGAAACGCCTGCCATGTGGTTGCGCCTCCTTGCGCCGTAATCTTGTCGTGTAGGTTACGAGGTGGACTCGTTCCACCGAATCTGAAACAACTGCCGGACTTCGTAGGCCGGAGGCAGTTGCGCCCCAGCGACCGTCGGATCGAGGAAGTCGTCCGTTTCGGACACCAACCTCATATCTTGTATTGTAGCCCCGGCCATAGTGCCGGTGTGTCCATCCAGCGCAAGCCGCACCTCGTCGGCCAGCTCGCGCACCGCGTCGTAGGAGAGCGCCCACGACGCAATCTGGAGGCCGACGATCGGGACGAACATCGGTCCACTCAAGGCCGTCTCGCGGGTAATGTTCGACCGCTTGTAGACGATGAACGGCAGACTCGCGCCGGTCTTAGGTACGGCGATCGGGTAGACCTGGAAGCCGACGATCCGCGCCACGCCGGGGGTGGAGACGAGCTTCTGGTAAACGTGCTTTTCGGGGGAGATGAGCATTAGAATTTGTTGATTTCTGCTTGGATCAGTTGGGCGAGGACGCCTTGCACCTGGGCCGCCGAACTGACGATGGTGCGCTCCATCGGGTGATACGCCGGCATCGGGTCGATGCTCTCGCCGGGGCCGAGGGTGATCGGGTGCGTCTCGCCGTCCTTGCCGGTGGCGAAGTCGTGGGAGTAGCCCTTGCCTCGCTTGGACTGCCGCGTCGGCTCATTGAGGCTGCCCATAAGGAAGTAGTACCCGCGGCTGCGTCGGGCGAATTCTTCGTCATTCATGGCCGACGACGTTCGCCGCATCTTGCCGTTGATCATCTGATGGACGTTGACATAGGTGCGGCGATTCTGCGTGCCGGGCTTGCGGCGGCCGGAGCCGAACTCGACGAGCCAGGCGTGGTTGCCGCTCTCGCGGCCCTCTTCTGAGCCGACGGGGCCGGTCTGCCGGGGGCCGGTGATCGCCACGGCGACCTGGCCGCCCTCGTATTCCTTCGTCCTCGTGATCGTCGCCTTTGCGAGGTTGCCGGTGGCACCGCTACTGCCAGCGGCCAGCGGCTTCGAGACGAGGGACTTGTAGCCCATCGCAATCGGTCGCGACGCCTGCTTGACGCACTTCTGGAGCAGCCCCGGCGCGGCGAGCGCCCCGGCCACCCGCTCGAGTTCCTTCGCCAGCTCTCGGACACCGGCGGTGTCAATCCGCACGAAGCCCTCGGTCTGGCTCTTGCCGGTGCCGAAGCCAACGTCACGGGGCGACGGATTGCTGGGATTGATCGCCATGCTACTGCACCTCGTGGACGAGGAGTTCCAGTCGCGTCCGGTTGTCCCGCTCGCTCACGCTTGCGATCTCGAGCGTCTTGCCACGCCAGAGAATCCGATACTGCGGATTCACCGTGGCCCGGTAGCGGATCGAAATCTTGTGCGAGGCGATGACGTTGGCTTGCTGGGCTTGGAGGATGTCGCGGCTCGACAGCCCATCGACGCTGGCCCAGACCGTGTCTTCGGTGGCCCACGAAAGCGTGGCTTCGCCCGTCGGGCTTCGCATCTCCTGCGGAGCCTGCAAGGCGACTCGCTCACGCATCATGCCGATGTTCACGTTACGCTGCCCTCGCCGATCAAGACGATGTCGTAGGTCGCGCCAGCCGGACCAGTGACCGTGATCGTCCCGGCCGTCATGCCGGCGGCCGTCGGATCAACCTGCACATACGCGCCCCCCGCGGCCACGGCCAGCCCGCTGGTGGGCAGCGGCAGGCCCGCAAAGGTCAGGAGCGACGAGGCGTGGCTGTTGCGGATGTAGACGGCTTTCACCGCCGTGATCGCCACGCTCACTGCGGCCCCGTCGCGGGTGTCGGGGAGGCTGGCGAGGTTCAGCGTCTCGCCGGACCCGACAATCGTCCGCGAGTCGCTCCAGACCACCTGGGCCTGGTAGGCCGCGGTGCCGTCGGAGAGCACGGCCGAGTACGAGGCAGGGGTCGCCCGCAGCGTCCGCGCGATGTCGGCGACGCTCGTCTCATGGGCGAGGATGGACAGCGTGATCTGGGCATTCAGGCTCATCGGTATTCTCCCCATCCGCTCGCCGCGAGCAGCGTCTCGAACGTCTGCGGCACCGGCAGTACCTGGCTGTAGCCGGCCACGACGGGCTGCCGCATCTCGAACCAGTGCGCCACCAGAAGCATGATCAAACTCTTCACCGTTTGCGGTACATTCCCGCCACTGGCCCCGTAGCCGGCCGTCCAGCGGACGGTGACGCTGTTCTCGTCGCCTCGCACCGCCGGCCAGACGCCCTCGTAGTTCGGGTAGACGCGACCGGGGGTCGTGCGGGCATCCACCTGGAAGGCGTTCGCCGCACTGGTGATGGTCTGCATGGAGCCGCCCTCGTCGCGGTACGTCACCGTCACCGTCTCGGCCTGCATCGGGGGCCGCGGCAAGACGATCTCCCAGAGCGGGAACGTGTCGTAGCGGGCCTCCCAGACTTGGCTGACGAGACTCATGCCCAGCACGTTCTCAACGTACTCGCGGGCCGTCGAGATGAGGCTTGCGATGTAGGCGTCCTCGTCGGTGCCGTCCACGCGACACTGGGCCTTCGCCTCCGCGAGCGACACCGGCTCGACGACCGGAGCCGTGTGACGGACGAGGCTCCGGTATGGCGTGATCGAACTATCGGGGTGCTCCGGCGAGCCGTATCGAATCGTGACTGTCATTTCACTCGCTTCCTTGCTTGTGACTGCACGGTGGCCTTTTCAGTCCGCTCCTCGAGCATCGCCGTCTCGGCTGGCTTCTCGCCGACCGGCTCGACCATCCCGCGGGCGATGAAGATGCGGGCCATCCCGTCGCCCCAGTCGAACACCTGGCCGACCCGATACCCGTTGAAGCTCTTGAGTACGCGAATCTTCATCTTATGGCACCCCAGGTTGACTCTGGCGGCGATTGACCGCCGTTCCAGTATTCGGTCGTGTGCTGTTGCACCTTGCCGCCCTCGACCGTCCGGCTGGGCCAAGTGATCATCAGTTCGGCGTGGCCGACGCTGATGTTCGTCGCGAGTCCCAGTTTGTTGCCGGCCTTCGCGAAGCCCTTCCAGAACGAGATGTCCTCGTCAACGTGCGAGCCGTTCCAGTCACCCTGGTCGTTCGGCTTGGCGACGAACCAGGGCTTCTCCATCTTCTTGATCGCTTCGGTGCGGATCAGCGTGCAGCCGAAATGCGCCGTCTCGACGAGCTGCACGGGCTTCGAGAACCAGTCGCCATCGACGACGGTCTTGTCGTCCGTGCTGACGCCCGGCAGGGCGAACATGACGCACGGGCTTTCCCGCTTCGTCTGGAGCGGCGCGATGGCATCCACGCCGGAGTGCATGAGCAGGGCGACGAGGGCTTCGACGGTCTTCCCGGTGAAGACGGTGTCGTAGTCAATCGTGAGAATGACGTCATATTTATCCATGACGCTCTCGATAGACCGCGTGAGGCACTGGCCGAAGAAGACGCCCGTATGCTTGATGACGGGAATCTGATGGGGCGTCAGGGCCGAGTGGACGCAGAAGAAGTTATCCGTGAAGCCGAGGCGGGGCGTGCTCATTACGGCACACACCCGCACCTCGGCCTCACAACTACCGACACGAATTAGCACGACTTCGCTCCTTTGAGGAGCGGGCGCGCATCCTTGCGCCTTAGTCGGCCGTCACTGGCCGTCCCGCTTGTTTCGGGATCAACCAGTAACCCAAGCCACCGCACCGGCCTCGCCAGCGGTCGTCGGCGCAACGCCGGCCTTCGCGAGACGAGCCGAGATGGCGACGTTGACGGCGGTCGTCGGGGTGACGCTGACCCGGAGGTAGCGCTTCTTCGACCGCGTATCAATGTCCATCTTCACCACCGACGGCTGCGAGGTGACGGGGGCCGTCGGGATCGTAAACCCGCCGACACCGCCACCCACGAGGGCCGTCACGTTGGAGTAGGACGAGTTATCGTCCGACTCCTGCACCCGCAGGACGCTCGCGAATACCGTGTTGGCATTCGCCGCCCGCAGAACCGTCACGCTCGCATGGTCATAGCCGAGCGTGTCGATCGTCAGGGTCGCCGTCTCGCTAGAGCCGGTGACGCCCGCAGGGACTGCCGCCACAACCTTGTCGTTTTCGTGCTGCTTCATGCTAGGAAAGCTCCTTTATCAAGAGGCAGCCGTCTTGAGGGCGACCACGGGGCCGACCTCCGACGTCGAGCCGAGGGTGTGGTGGTTGACGTCGAACCGCATCGTGCCTTGCAGCAGGAGCTGATCCGTGGTGGCGTACACCTGGTCGTACAGCCGCACCGCGAAGTCCCGACGACGGGCGTAGATGCTGGACAGGGCCATGTTGCCGAAGAGCACCTTGACCTTGTTGGTGTCCGCACCGAGGGTGCTGTTGAGCACATGCACCATCCGCACGGGGTAGCCAAGGAAGGACTCACCGGCACCGGCACCGACGTTCTCGACGGTGTTACCACCGGCGGCGTACTTCAGGCGAGCGATGCTCGCCGCGTAGCCGGCGGGCGACACATACCAGGCGGCTCCCTGGCGGGCGTAAATTGGCAGCTTGCCGATCACCGCGAGGAAGTCCTCGATGTCGAGCGTCTCGAAGGCGGTGTTGCCGCTGGCGGCCGTCACGACCGAGGCCGTGTAGGTGCCGTCGTTGATCTTCGGGACGATGCCGTTGATGCCGCCGGAGCCGCTGGTGCCGTCACCGAGCCAGCCGCAGAGGTCGATCTTATAGGCGAGGCTGGTCGCGAACTCCGTGGCGACGGCGTCGGCGAGGTTGATCACCCCGGCCGAATCCTCGACCACTTCGGTGCTCATCCGGCAGCCGACGGCGAGCTTCTTCGCCACGAGGCTCACCTGACCGTAGGTCGGCTCGCTCTCGGTGATGGCCGAGCCTTCACCGACGAAGTAGGCGGTCGTGCCGCCCGTCCGCTTCGGGATCACCATCGTGTCGCGGCTCATCGACACATTCTCCGCGGCGGGCGGGAACGTACCGTAGGTTTCCACCAAGCGAATCACGCGATTCGCGAACTCCTCCGGCACCAGCGCGCCACCGGCCGAGTTCGTGCCTTCGTTGAGAGCACGGGCCTCGACGCCGTTCTCGCGGCACCACCGGATGTCGGAGTCGTTCTTGAAGACGGCGGCCTTGATCCACCGGCCGCAGCGGTAGGCAGCTTCCACCGCATCCGGGCCTTCGTTGAAGGCACGGAGGGTCGTGTGGTGGGGGCTGACGGCCCGAATCTCGACCTTCTTGGGCTGCTCGGCGACGGGGGCAGGAGCCTCGGCGGGGGCGGCCTTCTCGACCACCGCACGCAGTTCGGCTTCCTTCTTGGCGAGAGTCCCCTCGAACTCCAGGTCCGACTTCACCGCGTCGGCCTCGGCCGACAACTTGCGGAGTTCCGCGGTTTGCTCTTCCGAACGCTCGGCCACTTCGGCCAGTTCGGTCATCCGAGCGGCGATTGCCGCGGCACGATCCTGAAGACGCTTGAGGTTGCTCGCCATGATTGGCCTTGCT